TACGATTTCGATAAATTAGAAATTGCAATTATTGATATTGAGGTCGGATCAGAAAATGGTTTCCCTGATCCATACGAAGCAAATGAACCAATCACAGCTATTGCTATTCACTATATCAACGGACACAAATATGTTTATGGTTGTGGTTCATATGAGAATAATGATCCAGAAAATGTCACATATCATAAGTGTAAAGATGAATGGTCGTTGTGTAAACATTTTCTTAGGATGTGGTCAGAGAAAACACCAGACATCATAACTGGCTGGAATACAAAGTTCTTTGATGTGCCTTATTTGATAAATCGATTCAAAAAAATTCTAGGCGAAGATGACTGTAAGAAGTTGTCACCTTGGAACAGAATCAACGAAAGAACTACCGTTATTAATGGCAGACAATTGATTGCATATGAGTTGGTTGGTCTAGCTTCACTTGATTATATCGAACTGTACAAATGGTATGCGCCAGGCGGCAAGTCACAAGAATCCTACAAACTCGATAATATTGCCAATGTAGAATTAGGCGAAAAGAAATTGTCGTATGATGAGTATGATAGTTTACACCAATTATACAAACTCAACTATCAGAAATTTATTGAATATAACATCAAAGACGTTGATCTCATATTGAAGTTGGAAGATAAGTTAAAATTGTTAGAGTTGGCAGTAACTCTTGCATATGACACTAAGACGAATTATGAAGATGTATTTGCACAAACTCGTATGTGGGATTCTCTAACATATTCTTATTTGTTGGAGAAAAAAATTATTGTTCCACCAAGAATCGTTAAAGATAAAGATTCTGCATTTGAGGGTGCATATGTTAAAGAACCACAAACAGGTTTACACAAGTGGGTTGCATCATTCGATTTGAACAGTCTATATCCACATTTGATGATGCAGTATAATATATCTCCTGAAACTTTGATTGAACCACAAAATTACACACAAGAGATGCGTGATGTATTATCTCAAGGTATTACAGTTGATAAACTTTTGAAATCGCAGATTGACACCTCGAATCTAAAAGGAGCAACATTAACACCGAACGGTCAATTCTTTAGAACTGATTTTCAAGGTTTCTTGCCTAAGATGATGGAAGAAATGTATCAAGACCGTAAAAAGTTTAAAAAATTTATGTTGGCTGCACAACAAGAATATCAAAACGAAACAGATGCAGAAAAGAAAAAAGAATTAGAAAAGAAAATTGCTAAGTATAACAATATTCAATTGGCTAAAAAAGTTTCGTTGAACTCTGCTTATGGTGCTCTTGGTTCACAATACTTCAGATTCTATGATCTACGAATGGCTCTTGCAGTTACATTGGCTGGCCAATTATCGATTCTGTGGATTGAAAATAAGTTAAATGAATATCTCAATAAACTATTAAAAACGGAAGAAGATTATGTCATTGCGTCCGATACTGATTCGATTTATCTCAATCTTGCATCGTTGGTGGATTCTGTCTTTCGCTCTGGAAGCGAAGATCATGCGAAAGTCATCTCCTTCATGGACAAGGTCTGTGAAGATAAAATTCAGCCGTACATTGACAAGAGTTATCAGGAACTTGCTGATTATGTTCACGCTTATCAACAGAAAATGGAAATGAAGCGAGAAGCACTTGCAAGTAGAGGTTTATGGACTGCCAAGAAACGATATGTACTAAATGTTTATAATAATGAGGGTGTGCAATACAAAGAGCCTAAGATGAAAGTCATGGGTTTAGAAATGGTAAAATCTTCTACGCCGGCTATCATTCGTGAGAGAATGAAAGAAACTATTAAACTGATCATAACAGGCACCGAATCTGAGTTACACGACTATATTGAAGATTTTAGAAATCACTTTAATAGTTTGCCGGCTGAAGAAGTATCTTTTCCAAGAGGTTGCAACGGTCTAAGTAATTACTCAGATTCACTTACACTATATAAGAAAGGAACACCCATTCATGTTAAGGGTGCGATACTCTACAATCACTTTCTAAAAGAAAAGAAACTAACGAAGAAATATCCGTTTGTTCAAGATGGTGATAAATTGAAATTCACATATCTAAAGATGCCAAATCCATTTAAAGATACTGTGATTTCTTATCCTTCAAGATTGCCTCCTGAATTTGGTATACAAGAATTCATTGATTATGATTTGCAGTTTGAGAAAACATTCTTAGAACCAATTAAAACAATTTTAAACCTTGTCGGTTGGACAGTAGAGAAAACTAATTCTTTAGAGGACTTTTTCTCATGATTCTTTTAACATTTGCAACTGCAATTGCTCTTTCTGTAATTGCTGCATACTATTCAATTATTGGTCTGGCTGCCATCTTTACGGGTGCATTTTGGCCAATCGTCATTATGGGATCGGTGCTAGAGGCTAGTAAACTAGTTACTGCTTCTTGGTTGTATCGAAATTGGCACATATGCCCACGGCTTCTTAAATCATATTTGACATCTGCTGTTGTTATACTGATGATAATCACCAGTATGGGTATCTTTGGTTTTTTATCGAAAGCCCACATCGATTCTACACTAACAGCGGGTGCCAATTCTGTTGAAATAAGGACACTCAATCAACAAGAAAAAATTGTAAAAGAAAGATTAGAGTATCTGTTGAAGCGTGCAGGAGATCCTGAAACTGCATCAGCAAGAATAGATAGACAAATTCAAGATTCACAAAAAGAATTGACTGAGATTAACAGAAGAAGATTACCACTATTACAAGAAGAAACAAAATTACTTGCCGAAGTTGGACCAATCAAATATATTGGTGATTTGGTATATGGTACAGAAGATGCTGATGGTATTAATAAAGCAGTTCGCCTGGTAATAATGTTAATTATGGTTGTATTTGATCCTCTGGCTGTGTTATTATTGATAGCAGCAAATATGTCAATGAATCAGGCAAAACCACGTAAAGAAGAAACACCACCTGAAAAAAGTGATATTGAAATACCTGTTTTTGTACCTGTACCAGAGCCAAAGAAAGAAAATATTGTTGAGATTGAAAAAAATAATTTAGCCGATATTGAAATTGATCCCGTGTCTGGCGTAACAATACCTCCTATAGGCAAACAAGATGAAATGCCTATGGAAAGACCTGGAGATTATGTTACTCCACCAGAAGTAAAGACTACACACATTTCTCCTGGAGTATACACAGAAGAACCGGTTAAAAAACTAGAACCTAAGTATGATTATGATGCAGAGTATGCTTTTAAAGAAAAAAGAAATAGAAACGATGGATTCAATTGAAAGGTGAATTATGGGAATACTTGACAAAATTAAAAAGAATAGTAGTATCAAAGATTCTTCTATTCTAGCAAAATCAAAATTCTTTACTGAGAAAGATATGATTCCTACTTCTGTGCCAATTGTCAATGTGGCACTTAGTGGTAAATTGGATGGCGGTTTAACACCAGGTCTTACAATGTGGGCAGGCCCATCAAAACATTTCAAGACCGCATTTTCATTATTGATGGCGAAATCTTATTTGGAGAAATATAATGATGCAGCGCTTTTATTCTATGATTCAGAATTTGGTACTCCTCAATCCTACTTTGACAGCTTTGGTATTGACACTAATCGTGTTCTGCACACTCCTATTACCGACATTGAGCAATTAAAATTTGATATCATGCAACAGTTAACCAATCTCGAGCGTGGCGACAGGTTGATTATTGTTGTTGATTCGATTGGTAATCTAGCATCTAAAAAAGAAGTTGAAGATGCCTTAGAACAAAAATCTGTTGCAGATATGTCTCGTGCAAAACAAGTTAAAAGTTTATTTCGTATGGTCACACCACACTTATCATTGAAAGATATACCAATGATTGTTGTTAATCATACTTACAAAGAAATTGGTATGTTTCCAAAAGATATTGTTGGTGGTGGAACAGGTTCGTATTATTCTGCCGATAATATTTTTATTATTGGGCGACAACAAGAAAAGGAAGGAACAGAAATTGTCGGTTACAACTTTATTATCAATGTTGAAAAATCTCGTTATGTTAAAGAAAAATCTAAAATTCCCGTTACTGTATCTTTTGATGGCGGCATTAGCCGTTGGTCTGGTTTACTTGATATTGCACTCGAATCTGGCCACGTTATTAAGCCATCCAACGGTTGGTACAGTAAGGTTGATGTAAAGACTGGTGAAATTGAAGATAAGAAATATAGAATCAAAGAAGTTGACAGCAAAGACTTTTGGATGTCAATATTAAAAGACAAAAAGTTCCGTGAATTTGTCGAAAACAAATATCGTGTAGCAGCAACAGATATTATTAAGAATGAAGATGTTGATGAAGCATTTGAAGTTGCAACGATAAATGGTGATACGGATGAGTGATGATTATTCAAAACTTAGACATTCTAAACGCAGACTGAAATCAGAAACTCACGCAAAAAAACAATCTAAGATTGCAAAAATTTATGGTATTGTAGTTGACAGTATACACAGATATGCCAAGAAACATTGGGCTGACTGTGGTAATTCAGATTGTTCTTTGTGTGGAAACCCAAGAAAAATATGGGGTGAAAAAACAATACAGGAGAA